GCTTTTAAAAACCATTTAAAGGAGATTCGAATATGGGAATACTGACAGGTCTTAAGACACTCTTCCAAGCCAAACAGGAACCGGAGCCGGTGCCCCGCCGGAAGCGCAAGCGTTATTCGGAGTCGCTCCGCCAGCTGCCGCCGAACCGCGTCCGGATGCAGATGGACACGCTTTCGAAGGCTACCCTTGCCGCCCTGGATCCGGAATACAGCGACCGTTCCCGGTTGCTCGACATGTACGAGAACACGGTGAAGGATTCGCAATACATCGCCGAGCACGAGAAGGCGGTGGCGTTCCTCATTACCGAACCGTTCGACGTTTGCCCCACGGGTACGGAGAATACCGACAAGGAGCGGACGGGATGGTTCCAGCGTCCTTGGTTCACGCACTTTCTCTCTATTGCGATGGATACGGAGTTCTGGGGATATACGCTGGTGGAGTTCGGCCAGCAGGACGCGCGGGGCGAGTTCCTCGATGTATCGGTCTTTCCCCGCCACCACGTCCGCCCTTTCGAGCGGCAGATTACCCGCTATCCGGACGATTACCACGGCATCCCGTACGGAGGCCATGAGACGGAATATTTCCTGCTCGAACTGGGCACGGCCAAGGAGCTGGGCAAGCTGGAGAGCATCACGGTGGAGGTCATCTGGAAGACCTTCGCCCGCTCGGACTGGTCGGAGTATAACGAACGGTACGGCAAGCCCTTCATCATTTACCATACCGACACGGGCGATGAGAACGAGCGCGACAAGGCTTTCGAGATGGCGCAAAAGTACGGTTCCGAGCTGGTCGGCGTGGTGAATACGGACGAAAGCCTCGACGTCATCGATGTGGCCAGCCGTGCCTCCGCCCAGAATTACAGCGAGCTGGCGAAGGCGTGCGACGAGAATATCGCCAAGATGATGAACGGGCAGACCGGCACGTCCGACGTAAAGGCGTGGGCTGGCTCGGCGGAGGTGCACGAACGGGTGCTTACCGAGTTTACGAAAGCCCGCATGAAGCGCATCCAGGACATCATCAACTACCGCCTCTTTCCCTTTCTCACGGCGCACGGCTACCGGCTGGAAGGCTACGAGTTCCGGTTCTACGGGCTGCGGGGCAAGGCGGAAAATACGGTGGACAATAAGAGCCTGAACGAGCCGAACACGGTACGCCGGAACAACCGGAACCCGGAGAACCATGCACTCGGTTTTTTCTCCTAAGCCCCCAGCCACAAGGGGGCTTCCGTAGGGTTGTCAACGCTATCTACTATGCCGCTGAAAATTCGGTTGGGCGTAGAAATGATTCGGTTGGGCATAGCGAAATTTCCGCCCAACAGAAAAAAATTTCCGCCCAACAGAATTTTGACCTCTCTTCGGAGGAACTGGAAACGATACTTCGACAGATTTATGAACGGGACTTTGACGTAGAGACGGACATCCAGCGGGAGCTGTACCGCCAAACGCTCCGGCTCTTGAATGAAGCGGTAGACCGGGTCTTTACATTGGTAGAGGAAGAGAACCGCGCGTTTGTCGAAGAGCTGAAGCACAACAACGCTGTCTTTGCTGCTTTCAAGACGCACCGGGAGCAGAACGACCTTGCCGCGCTACTGACGGACGAAGCGGGACAACCGCGATCGTTCAATGCCTTCCGCCAAGCGACGGAACCGGTCATAGGAGAGTATAACGTGAACTGGCTCCAGACGGAATACCTCGCCGCTATCCGTTCAGCGCGGACGGCGGAACGCTTCCGGAGGTATCTGCAGGACAAAGACCTGTACCCGAACCTCCGTTGGCTGCCCAGCCGGGCCGTCGAGCCGCGCGAAGTGCACCGGCAATACTATTACCAGGTGCGCAGCTTGGACGACCCGTGGTGGCTCACGCACTATCCCGGCTGCCTATGGCGTTGCCAATGCGATATGGAGAATACGAAGGATGCCATCACCCACGTAGGCGACAATCCGGTTACGGCCGAAGGCGTGAAGGTGGACGACGCAGGTGCCGCCTCGCCCGGACTGGACCTGAACCCCGCCTTTACCGGCTCACTCTTCACCCCGACACATCCCTACATCACCGAGGCTTATCCCGGCGCACGGGAGGCGGTCGAGAACTTTATGGAGGGAGAAACATTCCGGAAGCGCATCAAGGAGCAACGTGCCGAGATTCGTGGCTGGGCAAAGGAGAACCTGTTAGGGCGGACGGCAGCGGTTCCGGGAATGGAGGGCAGCATTGCCTTTACTTCAACCGGCATCAAAGAGGTACTCAACCAACCGCACAAAGCACTTTGGGCAAAGAACGAGGCGGTGCGGGATATTGTGAAATTGCTCCGGGAAGGGACTTATATCAAGTATGCCCCGGATGAAAAAGAGAATGCGATGGTAAAAGGCTACCATTATATCGAAATTCAGATAGAGGGTGAACCGTCGTATGCCATCATCCGGGAACTTCGGAACGGGGATTTGGTATTCTACTCGATAGTGGAAAAGATAAAAAAGAAAGAGTAACCGGAAGCCTTTAGTGAAGGATGTGCAATCCAACCCAGTACTTCCTGCTACTCTTCAGGTACAAAGGTAGGCATTAACCATTAAATAACAAACGATATGGCAACAAATAATTCAAACCCGGTGCAAATTCCGAACATCCGGGAGTATCTCCGGAAGAATAAGGGCAATATTGCCCGCGAAATAGGCAATGAGGCGGTACGGCACTTCAAAGAGAACTTCCGGCAAGAGGGGTTCGTCGATAACGGACTCCACCGATGGAAGGAGGTCAAGCGTCGCGACCCCTCCAGCCCGTGGTACGGATTCGAATACCGAGGGCAAAGGCGACAGAAGGGAAAAGGCAAGCCGAAGCAGAGAGTCAACTTCAGTCAAGCCGCCACTCGGCGCAGGATATTAACCGGTAGCAGCGGCGAACTGCAGGACAGCCTGCGTTACAAGGTAAACCCTGCCTCCGGAGCCAACGTCTCCATCTCCATTACGTCGGACAAACCCTACGCTGTGGTGCAGAACGAAGGCGGTCCGATAAAGGTATTCGGCAAGGCCTCCGCCATCGTCCCCGCCCGTCCCTTCGTGGGGAATAGCAAGGAACTGAACGACAAGATAGACCGGATTATACAGGAACGGGTGGATGCCCTGTTCAGGAAATAACCTATTCATCATTTAAACATTCCAAGCATTATGTTATACGACTTATACAAAGATATCCGGGATGAGATAGCCGCCCATTACGGCCTGACCGTGGACGAAGATTCCGGGACGGTTACGAATCCCAACCCGGCGGAGATACCGCTAAGGGATATCCAATGGTTCAACGACCAATTCAAATCCAGTATCAACATCGCACCGCTCCTGCTGATAGACTTCGACAAGAGCGAGTTCACGGAGATGTATAAGGGGGAATGGATGGCACCGCAACGGGTACGGCTCTATGTGGTGTCGGATTCCATCTCGCTCAGCGACCGGCAACGGCATGAAGCCGACCTGCGCCGCCATGACGCGATATGTGATACCGTTATCCGGCTACTCCACCGGACGAAATTCACCTCCGCCGAGAAGCCGCTTATCCTGGCATCCATGCAGCAAGTATTGGATTATGAGGGGTGGTTGGTAACGGCCATCGAGTTCGACACCCGCATCGCCCTGAAATGACAAAAGCGGCCTCCAGAGATGAAAGCCGCCTTTATCTACCGAACGACAGCGACAACTGTTTCCTGTTCGCCGCCGGTTTCTTTCCGTTTCGAAGCTCCTGTTTGGCAGGATATGCAAGCCATCGGTTAAAGGTGGAGAACGAAATCAGGAACATGTCGCGGATGATGTGCTCATAAACAAACACCTGCGACACGCCTTTCTTCTTTTCGGCCAATACAATATCCTGTACCCGAACCATTTTCAAGAGTGTGTTTCTGTTATTGTACGCCATAATGATAAACGATTATAACACAAAGATAAGGAATATCGGGGAGTTTATGAAAAAAGTCCCACAGTTTTCGGAATTTCTGTGGGTATTTCCGACAAAACTGTGGGTGTTTTGGGAGAAATTGTGGGTGTTTTTTATTTCTCTGCCATCTTCTTAGCATCCTCCCATTCCGGTAGCATCTCTTCTAAGAGGGCTAAAGTGAAATAGTGTGTCTCACCATTAGCCAAATCCGGATCTTGTGATCGTAATACACTTAATAAGTCTTGTATTGTATCTAACCAATTTTCTATTGGATTTATTCCGGTTTTGACCTCTATGATAAATCTGTCTTTCTCGAATCGTACCATAGTTATGCCTCCTTGAACGGTAAAGATTGTTGTCTGTTTCTCATCTCAAGCCGTCGTGCTGCGATCCTGTGCTCATCTTCCAACTGTGTTGCCAGTTCTTCCGTGATGAAGTTCCGGCCGAATACTTTCACAAAGCAATCCGGATAGCTTCGTCTGCGTTTCGAAACCGAACCGCTCCGTTTACTGTAACCGATAGCTACAAGCATATCCAGATATGGGTATAACTTCATACCTTTATAAAAGATACCATCAACGCCGTTGCGACGGAGGCTTTCGGGAATAATATAGCCACCTGTTTTACGAATTGTAGGTAATACATCTTTCGTTATCCATTTACGGAAAGGCTTTGCATTTGGCTTATTGCTTCGCATAATCAAAGCATATAATCCAGATTCATTAACGAACGTAATCTCTTGCATTCCACCAGGGGTGTAAACTTTTCTTACCCCCTTTTCATCGTCATCAAGAGACTGTATCGCTACTCTGTGATTCGTATGACCTAACGCCTGACATACATCCTTAGCCACAAACCAAGGTTCGCCGTTAATCACTTGTGCACGGATGCACACATTCGAGTTCTCTTCAAAGAACCGTTGCAAGCTCGTAGCCTGCATTTCTTTTTCTTGTTTCATTATACTATTGTTTTTTGAGCATTTGTGTGGATGAAAAAAGAACGGCATCCACTTCCCGTCGCTCAAAATCCCAATAGTCGGACTCGCATATACCATTATAATATATGCACGGGGTTGGATGTCGCCTTATATCTGATGTCGGTTAACCGACGTCCTTTATATGACGTTTCGCATAAAGGCATAAAAAATGCCCACATGCAGCGCATTGGACAGACCTTCTGTCCGACTATTTAGAATTTTGAGCACTGCAAACATACGAAATCTTTTTCAAAACCCACACAAATGCGAATTAAAAAATCAATTCTGTATTATTTTCTTCTCCCATAGATAGCCATCAGGGGTAATTTCGAGCCAATCCGGATTCCCGGTAACTATGACAGCGTTCTCGGCATGATGCTTTCGGATAAAATCCATTCGGTCTTTATATCCGTTGGCTTGGGCAAAAGCATCGGTAAAACGGACTTTTGTACGGCCATTATTGTAATATCGTATCTGTATGGGATATCCTTGATAATAGGCTTCCGCCTCGATATATGTGGAAGTCCTTTTCATTACTTTTATTTTAGCCACCATAATCTGCCCTCCAATTAACTGTTACCTCAGCTTTCACCTTGCCAGTTCCCTCGCAATAGTCGCAGGTCTTTGTCTGGTAGTGGTCGTGGCTAACCTCTTCGGTGAACCCACCCTGCCCATTGCAGACGGGGCAGCGGTAGTTCCGGAACTCCATCGTCTCGCGGACTTGCTGGTAAGTAGGCGGTTCAATTTCGATGATATACTTTTGTGTGCTCATATCTAATCATTGTTTAATCATTACAAACTTGCAGGGAACCGTGAGCAGTTCCCCGTCTTCATCTTCTACGCTGACCGTCCGGTCTGCCATATCGACGCGGACGATTGGGTAGATATCCCCGTCGATATAGCATTCCATATTGGCGTGCCAACATTGGTTGTCAAATTCCTGTTTAGTCATCCTTCGCCTCCTTTCGGTGCTTAATACGGGAACACGTCCATCAGTGGGGTTTCGCTGACTTCGATAATCACATAGTCCAGCATCGAACCCTTCATGCCTTGCTTGAAGTTCTCTAACGCCTCTTCTACATTGGAGGCTTGTACCAGCATCTTAGCCAGCGTCCGCTTTTCCATACCGCTCTTTTCATCGAGGGTGATGTAATGCAGGCGGACTTTATACCAGTTGCTACCGGTATTGCTGGTGAATACTTCGGCATAGTGGGCACGGTTGATGCCGGTGATGGCGAACTCTCCGGAGATGAAGGGTTGCACCTCTTCGATAATCCGTGCCTCCGCTTCGGTGAAGCTCAGGGCATCCACCAAGTAGGGTTCTGTTACTTTCTTTTGCATTCCGTTCTCCATCGTCTTTTCGTAGGAGACTTTGCATGTAAACCAGTTGTGCATAACTTATTCAATTAATAATTAACAATTAACAATTAAAACAATGTGGGTTCCTTCGAATCCTTCAGGTACTCCAGCACGAGGAAGTCCAGGGGCTGGGTTGCCCAATTGGGGCGGCGGTTCTTGTATTGCTCGCGGAGCTTCGCCCGGAGTTCATCGGGCAGGAGTCCGCTGTCGAGCTTCGCCATCGGGAGGTTGATTTGGTCGAGGGTGATGCGGGAGACGTGCATAATCTTCGCGTTGCCCTTGTACCGGTCTTTGAGGTAGATTTGCTTGATCGCCCCGACGCAGTTCTTGATGGGGTGGTGCAGTCGGATGACCGTAAAGCACTGGCAATTCAGTTTGCCGTTCCAGTTCTCTGAGAAGTCTAATCGTTCGTCCATGACTCTGTAATATTTACCGATTTCTTGTTTGCATTTGACGCAATACAGCCCGACCTTCGTGTTTGTCCGGCTGAGCCGCATTGCCTGGTAAGGGAACCCGCAGGGGCAGATGTAAATCCACCTGCCCGGCTGCAGGGTTACGACTTTGTGCTTCATGCCTTCGTTGCCGACAGAGGCAGAGGTCGTTCAAATCCTTTGTCATCCTTTTCGAACAGCAGGAGGCTGACGCTGGTTTGCTCTTCGTAGATGGACTTTTTGATACACTCGGATGCCTTCAGGAGGAGTTCGTCGCCGTCCTCTTCCGCCTTTTTGATGAACTTGATGAGGTTGTCGGGCGAGTAGTTCCCTTTCTGGTCTTTGGCCAGCAGGTCGTCGATGATGGAGATAAGCCGTTTGCTCTTTTCCCCGTCCACCTGCTTCTGCATCCATTCTTTGGCGAACCCGATGCCCGCTTGGATGCCATCGTCGTACCGGCTGCGGCGGTTGTTGCGCATCCGGACCTTCAGTTCGGCATCGGTCGTCTTGAACGTGTAGCTCTCCTGCTCCGGTTTGGCTTTGTCATACTTCACCTTTTCGTCGATGAGCGGGCGGAGCTTGTCAATCCATTTCTGTTTGAACTCGACGATGGCGTTGCTAATCTTGCGTGCTTCGCCAAACATCTCGATGACTAACTCATTTTCCAAGTCGGCAAGGGCTTGCTCGTCGCGTTCGCGCTTTTCCTTTGCCTGACGTTTCAAGGCTTCTGCCTGAAGCAATACGTTGTTTAACTGTTCGCTGTTCAGTTTACTCAAATCAATTGTTTCCATACTTCTACTTTATTTTAGAGGTTAATACTTGGTGATATTTCTGATATTCTTGCCGTAGATACTGGAGGTCGTTTTCCAGTTTATCAATTTCCGTCTCCCATTCGGCGAGGAGCCGCCGGTGCGCCGCCATATCCTTGTAGGGCTTGGTGAGCATCATATCCACGAGGAAGTCCCGGTCGTCCTTCAGTTTCTCCTGCCGTCGCCGGAGGCGTTTGCCCTGCTCCGTGATTTCCTCCAGCTTGTTCTGGATGGGGATTAGTCGTCGTGCCATACTTAGTTCTTTTCCGGTGGATTATCCAGTTCTACATTCCCGCGTATCTCCACCCGGTTCCATTCGCAATACAGGTTGTAGATAGCCTGCAGGCGAGACAGGGGGATGCGGTTGAAGTCCGGGCAGTTGGCGGCGCGGCAGGCGATGCGGCGGATGTAGCTCACCTTGTCGTCGCGGCTTCGGAACGTGTATCCCAGCCGGTCG